TTTGATATGGTTGTTCCTACATCGGACTTGGCTACATTAGATTTTTTCTTACAAACATTTTCAGCAACAATAGCAACTTCAAATGGGATACTTGTAAAAAGCGCAAGCGGTAATGTCTATAACGATTACGCTTACATTACTATAGAAGGGATATTACAATAATTGTAAATTAATTTGATGGCTACATACAACGACTACCCACAATCTGCTACTAACAACGCCAAGAAAGTTCTTGAGTGGAAGAAGAAGTATGGGAAGGAAGTTAAGGGAATGACTTCCGTGGGCTGGACTCGTGCAAACCAATTAGCATCAAGAAGAAAACTATCGTATGAGACTATTGCAAGAATGGCTGCGTTTAATCGCCATAGAAAGAATGCTGCGATTGACCCTAAGTATAAGGACACGCCTTGGAAAGATAGAGGCTATGTGGCTTGGCTTGGTTGGGGAGGAACAAGTGGTGTTAACTGGGCAATTAGAAAAGCTGAGTCTATACGAAAAGGAACAGTTAAGGCAAGTGTTGATGTGGCTGACGTCCCGTGGGGTGACCGTAAAGTCAAGGATGATTATGCTACACAAGGCAAGGATGGCAGCATTAAGAAATCTCCCAAAGCACCTAAAAGCGATACTCCTAACAAGAATCCTAAAGGTGTTGGAAAAGGTGGAAAGCTATCTCCGCAAATTATTAAGTCTATAAAGACTAAGGTAGACGCTTACAATGAAAAGTACCCCGATAAGAAAGTTGGTATGGGTGCTGCAAAGCGTGTTGTACTTCGTGGTATGGGTGCTTTTAATACAGGACACTCACCAAAGGTTACTTCAGCAGCGCAATGGGGACTTGCCCGACTAAACGCATTTATGTACTTGGTAAAGAACGGAAATCCTTCTAATCCAAAGTATGTACAAGATAACGACCTGCTACCAAGCTGGCATACAAAAAGTAAAAAGAATGGATAAACTACCATTATTTGATATATCATTAGAAGACATCGCTCAAGGGATGTACAAGATTTCTCTTGTAGACAAGCCCGCTATTGAGGAAGACTTTATTCACTTCAATGAAGTTGAGAAAGTACAAATGTTTGCTGATGAAAAGAAGAAAGAGGTTGTAGGACCGATTATGATTCCTAACAAGGAAATCCTACGATTCTCACCCGATATGGGATACTACTATGTACGCTTCACTGCGGAGATAATCCAAGAGATTATGTACAAGTATTCTAAAGAGGGACTATTTAACGCATTTGGCATTAACCATCAGAACGATACTGACGATGTGGTTATGCTTGAAGTTTGGACTAAAGAGAGTGATAACGATAAGTCTGTAGACTATGGTTACAAACTACCAAACGGAACCGTATTCGTAAAGGCAAAGATTGAGTCTGACGAATTATTTACTGCAATTGAAAACGGAGAGATAAATGGTTTCTCTATTGAGATTAAGGCAGATATTAAACCAACAATTAATAACGAAGAACAAATGAACGAATTTAGTTTTGGCAAAGAACTTGGTAAGTTGGAGGCTCAATTTGAGACTATGACTAACAAGTACGAAGCAAGAATTGAAGCTTTAGAGAACGAGAACAACTCGCTTCTTGAAGCTGTGACATCTTTTGAAGATAAGTTTGCTGGTGTTTCTGATTTGAAGGAAGCCATTGAAATGATTCAAAAGCACATCGCGTCTATGGGTGACTCTCAAGAAGAGATGGCTGAAGACAAAGATGAAGAAAAAGAAGAAGAAATGGCTCATTCTCCAGAACACAAAGAGGAGGAAGAGGAAGAAGAAATGAAAGATGACAAGTACGAAGCTACTGAAGAAGTTGCTGAGGAAGTCTCTGAAGAATTTGCTGCTGAGGAAGCAACTAACGAAGCTGAGGTTGAGGAGCAATTTGCTGCTGAACAAAACGCTGAAGAAGTAGCTGAAACAGTAGAAGACAAGACAGTAGTTTTTAATGGTATCACTTCTGAAAAGGTAGATATGATTAACAACTTCTTTAACCGCAAGTAATTATTGTAAATTAATTAAACGAATCCTCTTAAATTAAAATAAAATGAGTATAGTAATATCAAACTTGCCATACGGTGACAGACGTCCAGACCTCTTCATTGATACTATGGTAAAATCGGCAGCGGTATTAAACCGTTTCCGTCTTGTAGATGGTGTTAAAGCTAAAGTAAACGTACCTATCTTTGACGCTACATTATCTTTCGGTTCAGACCTTTGTGTGTTTGACGGCAACTCTGCTGCTACAATCGGTGAAAAAGAAATGACTGTAACTACTTACAAGTGGTCTTTCTTAAACTGTAAAAACGCTCTTGAGTCTTCTTACCGTGGTCTTCTTTTGAAGAAAGGTCAGAACAACCCAGAAACTATGGATGCTGAATTCAAGGATTGGGTATTTGACTACTTCGCAAAATTGTCTGCTGAAAAAGCTTTGACTGTTGCAGGTACTGCTTTGACTACTGAAATGGCTGCTGATGCTGCTGTGTTAGACTACGACACTAACGGTGTTTTAACTTCTGCTAACATCCTTGACAAATTGGAAGGTGCTTACGAAACAATGTCTGACGTTATGTTGGCTGCTGTTTACGGAGATGCTGACCGTGACTTCAAACCTGCTATCTTCTTGGGAACTGCTGCTATGCAACACTACCAAATCGCTATCGCTGGTCTTTACACTACTACTCCACAAGGTGTTGTAGAAGGTGGTGTACCGAACTACTACGGTATGGAAGTTATCCACTTCCCATCAATGCCTGCTAACGAATTTATGATTGCTGCTGCACAGAACATCGTAATGTTGACTGATGAGTACAATGACGTTCGCGCTATTGATATGAAGTACGAAGCTGAATTGTCTTCTGACAAGATTTGGGGACAGTTCAAGTTAGGTTTCTCTTACTTGAAAGGTGAAGAGATTGTCTACGCAAAAGACTTCGCATAATTAATTAATAACGGAAGGGCCTTGCGCCCTTCCTTTAATACCCTATAAAAAATGGCTTGTACTGTAACTCTTGCTGATATCACTTACGGATGTGACGATTTAGGTATTGGTGGTATTGTAGAACTTCACGTGGCTTCACGTGCTGCTGCAATCGCTGTCCTTACTTCTGACGCTGCTACTCGTGTGGTATCTGCTGCAAGTGGTGCTGCTTCTGATGTGGTTCAATTCTCTTTCAACTTGAAAGATGGATTCTCTGTATTCTCTGAAGTTAAAACCGCTAACGCTGATGGAACTTTCTCTACTGTTCCAACTATCTCGGCAGAATTTCCAAAGATGGATGCTGCTCGTATCACTGCTTTAGACCAAATGTCTAATGGCGCACCAGAATTAGTAGCTTTCGTTAAGACTGCTGCTGGAACTTACCACGTTTGTGGTTTAGATTTCGGTCTATATGTTTCTACCATTGATGGTAACTCTGGAACTGGTCGTTCTGAAAAGAACCGTTTCCAAGTAACCTTGACTGGTGAGGAAGCTGGATTGTCTTACAGCATCACTGATGCTTTGTTTGCTGTTGCAACTGCATAATAGCAAATCTTGTAAATTAACACAAGGGGGAGTGGAGCAATCCTCTCCCCTTTTTATTTAGAAATATATGGCTTTCAACTGTAGCATCTTATTAAGCGATATTGATATCAACTGCAACAAACGAGTTACAGGGGGTATCAAGAAAGCTGTCCTATTATTACAAAAAGACTTGACCATTACTTTTGACCCTATTGATGAGACTCAAGTAACTCAAGTAGACACATTAAACACCGTAACCTTTGAACACAATCCAAAGGACGGCACTACAACATTTGCAGAGAACAAGAATACTTCTAATGGATTAGGTGTTGTCGCTACTGATATAACTATCCAAACACCTGCTGTAGACAATAAGGTAAACCAAATAGACCTTATGAGCCGCAGAGAAGACATCTGCTGCATTCTTTTACATAACAACGACACTGTAACCATCTCGGGATGGATGGATGGCTTAACGATGAACTATGAGGCTAACAGCGGTACAGGTACTGGTGAGAAGTCTTATGTGAATATCACACTAAATACTGAAAGCGGAATAGCTTCTTTGGCTATTAACAATAAGGCGGTGTTTAGCGACCAAACTATCTTTGATTAATGGCTTACTTAATAAACCAAGGAACTGGTTATATGAAGGATGCTGTAACGACTCCTTCGGTAGAAAAGAACTACTTGTATGTACAGGGAGGTTATAGCGGTTCAGTTGTAAATTCTATAGAGGGAGAGGGATTAGTTTTCTTCCTACAACTACACGATTAAATAAAATAAAATATAATGGCTTACGAAACTATTGTTAAAGAAGGGAACTTCTACCAATCAGCCACAGGAGACTATGGCTTCCGTTTATTAGAGACGGGCGAATCTTCTGTTGCGGGTGAGAACTTCCGTGCTATCCAAGCGATTGAAGGTGCTGTAGTAACTACTACTACTCAAGTGGGTGATGCATTGTCTAATGCAGGTCTTGGCGAAGGCACTATCATCTACGGTAAATTTGATAGCGTATCTTGTGTATCGGGCAAGGTATTGGCTTATAAAGCACTGTAATGAACTATGTTAGGACTACTAAATACTGTCCTTTCAAAGGGCAATACACTATTAACCTATGTAAAGGACGGACTTGTTATGGCCAATAGATTCTTAACCCCTCCTAAATTAACATTCCCTGTAGATGCTTCTGCCGAATTCAACGG